AAGCGCGGCCACGGTATGGCGGAGTAGCTCAGCTGGTTAGAGCAGCGGAATCATAATCCGCGTGTCGGGGGTTCGAGTCCCTCCTCCGCTACCACTTCCCAAATTATTGAAATTGAACGATTTTCCCGTGAAGATGGGGCCCTCGCTGGCGGACGCCAACGGGGCAGTTGGGCGATTAGTTGGGAGAAATTGTTCTTCCTTCGAGCTTGCGGATGGCCGCTTCGCCCAGCGCTGGATCACGGTGCATGTAGTGGGTGTCGAGGATGCTCCCGACTTCCTTAAGGCTGTGACCGGTGATCGCGGCGATCTCTGGAACCGTTGCGCCGGCGACTGCCAGGCGCGTTACGGCTGTGCCTCGCAGATCGTGGAAGGTCAGATCTGTGACGCCCGACTTGATGCAGGCTTTGCGCCATGAGGCGCGGAAGCCGGATTCGGTCCACGCCGTGCCGCGTTCCGTAGCCAGGATGGTGGCGGGCCTGGCCTTGCCCTCGGCGGCCATGCGGTTCTTCAGGGCTTCCAAGGCGGCGCGGAGGGGCGCGCCGACCGGGATCACGACTGCGACCTTCGTCTTGCGCTGGCGCAGTCTGATCGTGGTGCCGTCGAACGCGGCCCATTGCAGCCGCAGCAGGTCTCCCTGCCGCTGGCCTGTCCAGAGCGCGAGCGTGAGTGCCAGGCGAAGATGCGCGGGCGCCTTTGCGTGGAATGCCGCTTCGTCCGCGTCGGTCCAGACATTCTCGGTCCGCGCTGCTCGGTAGAGGCGGCCGGGACGTTCGCAGGGGTTGATGGTGATAAGGCCGCGATTCAGCGCCCATGAGAGCGTGCGGGCAAGCACGGCAAAGGCGTAGTCGGCCTGGCGGCGCGACTTGATCGCGAGACGTTCGCGCCACGCCAGGAACTCGCCCCGCGTGCGGCGGTCTTCGAAGGCTTCGATCGGGAAATCTCCGAACTCGGCTTCGATCAGCTTTAGGAGCCGGCGGTAGTCTTTGCGCGTGCGCTCGGCGAGGTCGGCGAATTCAGTCGATTCCTCGAATCGGTCGAGGATCGAGATCAGCAGGTCAGTGCGCGGTTCGCGTTTGGCGGTGACGGCGCGGTTGAAACTGGCGATGAATTCCGGCGATCCGGGCGTGCCATTGAGGCGAGGGCCGCCCTTCCAAGCGTAGTAGTATGTAATGGACTTGCCGGACGCGAGTTTCTTCGTGATCCGGTTGATGCCCTTAAGGCGCACTCTCATGACGCTTCTGTTTCCAGTTATCGAAAGGTGAGGCGGGCGCCAGAGGGGCCGCCGAAGTCAGGACGCGGATGGTGCCGTCCGGTGCGATCTCGACGCCGGCGACGGGTTGCTGCGCAGCACGGAATGCCTTGAGGGCTCGCACCACGTCTGCTTGGCGGAAGGCTGCGGGTGTTCTGGCCACAGGGTCTCTTTCGGTTCACCGGCCACCTTGGCGCACCATCTTGCGAGAGCGGACGGGTTTCATTTGGTCAGCCGGCTGACCGGATGGGGAGCGTTCGACGCGCGCTGGCTTCCCACCGGCCGGCGATCAGCCGGCGGGTGGGTTCCTGCAGTTCCGAGCGCGCAGATCCCGCTGGCGCTCGGCACGAAGCCTGACGCCGGACGTGACCTGATTGAAGCGGCGCGCGTTGAGGAGCTGGTGGGCGTAGAGCGTTTCCGCGCACATATGCAGCCGCTCCTCAACCGTCTGGCCGGTCCAATCGTTGGCGGGCTCAAGGTAGAGAAACCTCACCGATTGTCTCCCTTCATGCTGGCGAACGCGTGTGCGACCACGAACGGGACAGCGCAGAGCATTGCGATCAGGAGCATGGCGCGCGTGGCCGCCTTGGCAGCCAGGGCTGCGCGGCGGCGGGATGCGCGGTGAGGGCAGCAGCGGGTGCAGGTGCAGCCGATGGGGTGGATGCGGGGCTGACGGCGCATTTTCAGTCGATCCCCAGCGCGGACTTGTAGGTGTCCAGCAGCATGTCCATCTCACGGCGGTCGTCGGGCTTCATCTTACGGATGCGGACGATCTGGCGCATGATCTTGACGTCGTAGCCGACCGCCTTCGCCTCGTTGTAGATGTCGCGGATATCGTCGCCGATGCCTTTCTTTTCCTCTTCCATGCGCTCGACGCGCTCGACGAGGAGGCGCAGGCGATCGTCGGTGGTTTCGGCCATTTCCAGTTCCTTCAGAGCATCAGAAGTTGAGGATCGGGGCTGTTCGCGATCCAATCGGTGCGGGCGGCGATGGCAAGTTCATATGCGGCGTCGGCCGCGGCGCTTTCGGTCTGCGCGCTAGTGAGCTTTTCGGCAGCGCGCGCCCTACGGCGTTCGCAGCATCGCACCAGTTCCTCGATCTTGCGGAGGTCGGGTGAGCCGGCGAACAAGTCCGCAAAGCGAAAATCCGCCATTCCGTCAGCCCGCCTGGTTCATGTGGATCGCGACCTGCGCGATCAGGCAGATGGTGCCGAGGACGGCGGCAGTGCCGAGCAGCAGAACCAGGGCGATGCGCTCGGCGACGGCGGCGAAGCAAGATAGGCGGCGCTGGATGGCGGCAAGTTCGAGTGCCTCTGCCACTTCGAACCGCGTGTACATCTGGCCGAGATCAAACGGAGCGCTCACTGGATCACGGCCCTGGGAAGGTCGATCGCGCAGTCAGGGCAATAGACGAACACATCGTTGCGCACTGTCTCGACCGCCCAGTTCTTCGGCAGCTCAGGGGTGCGGCTGTGGTGGGGCGTTTCGCACGCGGTGCAGATGAACGTAAGCGCCGGCTGTACGGGGCGTGGCGGCGGCAGTGTGCGGCGCTTGGTCTGAGCGGATGGGCGCATGTCGGGGGCTCCGATAAACAGCAAAGTAGGGGCGTTCCCGGAAGCGAGCCGGGTTCGAAGGTATCAGGATCAGGCGATCAGTTCAGCGCGGCCGTTCGTTCAGGTGACGGTCGCGCTGGATTCAGGTTCGGCGGGAGGACCATCGTCGTTGGCAGCACGATCGTTCGCGGCGCCGCGCCACGTCGTCATCGGCAGCTTGTGAAGCGGAGCCGGAAACCGGCTTGCCTGCGTGGTGCGCGTCGCCGTCATCTCGACAACGAAGATATGGCCACACGCATCCGGATTGCGGCATGCGTAGTAGAGTTCGCGAAACAGCAGGCTCTTCTTGCCAACCGTCTTCGCAAATGCTCGGCCCCCGCAGGCCGGGCAGTTGACGTGCGGGAGTTGGACCCGTTGACCGGACATCACTTCATCACCCCATTACCTTCTCGACCGACCCCATTGCCGGGCAGAAGTGCTTTGAGCCGACCGAGAAGGCGCGGAAAAAGCGCGTCCACTTCCTCGGTCTCGGCAATGGCGCGATAGATCGTGCCGGGCGAGGCGCCCGGTTGCAGCGCCGCGATACAGTGGCCCAGCGCGTCGCCGGTTTCCCGCGATGCCAGGGCGATCTCTTCCGCCAGCGCAGCGCGGCAGGCGACGGGATCGACCATCGCCACGTCCAGCTGCAGCGCGTAGCATTCAAGGATAGGGCCGTAGCCGCCGCCAGCCTCGACGAAGGCGCGATCGAGCGCGATCGCCTGATCAAGCGTCGGGGTGCCGCGCTGGTCGCTTTCGCTCCAGTGGCGCACGGTGCGGACGGAACGGCGGGTGATCTTCGCGGCGGCTTTCCATCCGATCGTGCCAGCAATGGTCGTGATCGCGAGCGAGAAAGAGAGAGGGGCGCGAGGCTTTGTCACTTGCCCGCCTCGATGCGTTGCGCTTCGCTCTGGGGAGCGCAAGCGACGGGGGCGGGATTGACCGATATAAGGATTGCGACATCCGAAGGGCGGCCAAGGGGAAAGACAACATGATCTGCAGTGAGGGCAACGCCTTGAGCGATTCCCTTCTCAAGCACCTCCGCCTGCTTTTGCGCCGGGATATGCCCCGCGCGCTTCCAAGCCATGACCTTGCTGGGGCTTTCTCCAAGGGCTCGCGCCATCGGACGTATTCCGCCGAACAAGTCGAAGATTGAGGTGAGCCGTTCCATGGACAGCGGTGTATTCGAATTCTATACGCTAAGCAACCCATTTTGAGGACTGACTGTGTCTAATTTTTCAACACAGTCTTGGGCATGAAAACTGCAAGTGAACGACTGAAGGAACTACGCCTCTCCGCCGTGCCCCGGATATCGATCCGGAAAATGGCCGACGAGGTGGGGATCGGCTTTCCAAGGTACTCGTACTTTGAGGATCCCAAGCGATACAAAAAGCGCGAATTGCCGATCGACGTGACGCGGCAGATAGCTGCAGTTCTTGCGCAACGTGGCGTCGATCCGGCCGAAGTGATGCTCTTGGCGGGCCTCAACGAGGCCGAAGCGGAGCCGGAAGCTCGCGCCGTCGAAGCCGCTCGCCCATCTGTGCAGTATGTACAACTACAGGTCGCGCTTCCTAGTGAAGCCGCGCTGCGGGAGATGTTCGCGAAGCTGCTGGTCCTCGTCCCTGAACAGGCGTCCAGGGACGAGACCGCTGAAATTCTCGCTCGATGGCTTCCATCTGGCTTTGCAGGGATCGGACCCTACCTGCCCGATCCGGGTGCGGCCGTGTCGCCATCAGCCGACGTTCTTCCTCAATCTGCCGCCACAGGCGATCCCGAATCGCGACGACTGTAGCGCATCCCACGCTGCAATCCGGGCACGCAAAGTCGCACCCTGGCGTCAGTCGTAACACGTTTCCACTCACTTCCGGTCGCCTCAGGTGTTCTCGTTCCGTTCTCTCTTTGGCGATGTCCGGCGTTGTAGGAAATAGGAAATTTCCTACGCCATTAGGCATTTTCCGGTAGACACCCGGATCAAGGCCAGCCTAGCCCGTCTTGGTATTTTGAACGGGGGTTCCATGAAGAAAGCTGTTCTCGCTGGCGTCGCGGCGGTCGTGATTGCCGCCGGCGCTTGGTACTGGCTTTCGCCCGGCTTGGCGATGCAAGGACTGAAGGAAGCCGCGCTTGCTGGCGACAAGGACGAACTGCGCGAACGTGTGGATGTCCCCGCGATCCGCGAATCCTTGAAGAGCCAGATGCGGGCCATGATGGTGTCAGAAATGGCCAAGGAGAAAGACAACCCCTTCGGCGTGCTGGGCATGGCGTTCGCGGGCGCCATCATCGATCCCATGATCGACGGCATCATCTCACCGGACGGCATCAAGGCGATGGTCGAAAATGGCCGGATGAAGGATCCTGCGAAGCCAGCGTCAGAGCCGGCGGAGGGCAAGGAAGTAGAGTGGGTAATCGATCGGCGCGGGCTGGATCGTTTCACAGCTCATCCAGTGACTGAACCCGGCGAAAAGGTGCCGACGCTCGTCTTCAAGCGCGATGGGCTAGACTGGGATCTGGTTGACATCGAGGCGCCGCCACCCGCGAAGTAGCGATCGCACTGTGATCACGTGGCTAATCATCTTGAGGGTTCATCATGAGTGAGAGCGGTCATCGATTTGGAGGGGTCTGGACTGAGGTGAAGCTCGCTGCCATCAGCGCCTACAGCCAGTTCTTCACTACGGCCATCGGCGGACGCTTCGACCTTTGGTATGTCGATCCTTTCGCCGGGACAGGGGAGCGAACCGCTGTCGAGCAAGAAGGTGGCTTGTTTGAAGGTGCGCCGTTAAGCGAGGTAGAGAAGCGCTATCCCGGTAGTGCGGCGCGCGCGCTCGAACTTACTCCTCCGTTTGATCACCTCCGTTTTGGAGATGCAAACCCGTCCCACGTTCGCGCACTCCAAGAATTAGTTGCGCTGTATCCTAACCGGGATGCTAAGGTCTTCCGAGAAGATGCGAATTCCTTCATACAGCAGGGCTTCGCGCATGATTATTGGCTACGCGCTGACACCATCAAGCGGCCATATGGAAGCGCACCACCTCGTGCACTAGTCTTTTTAGATCCTTATGGAATGGAAGTTCAATGGAAGACACTTGAAGTTCTTGCGAGTTGCGAAAAGGCTGATGTCTGGTTTCTAGCCAATTTAAAAGCGGCGGTTCAGCAGCTATGTCATAAGCATTCAAGGTTGGATGCTAGCAAGCGTCGCGCCTTAGGGGAATACTTCGGGACTGGTGAGTGGGAGCAGAAGTTCTATACTCCGGCCACTACGGAAGACATGTTCGGTATGATGATGGGCAGCGGGGAGCGCACTGCGACAAAGCAGGACGTTGCACTGTTTCACCGCTCTTGCCTTGAAGGACTGTTCAGGTACGTTTCAGCGCCATTGCAGCTAGCTGTCGGTGCCCATGACGATTACTTCCTTCTGTACTGCATGAGCAACAACCCAAGCGCTGCTGCTCGTGCTCTCATCAAGAAGGGGGCTGACCACGTCGTTAGCAAATATACGATGGCATCTCGTCGTAGGTCCGCCCGCCTAGCAGGCGGCCAGTAGCCTTCTTGTTGACCCCTCCCCATTGCTTGAAGAAAAACGCTGTGTCGTACCGGCGGCAAAGTCTTTCAATTGCCCAGACCCACTGCTCGTCCATAGGCCTCGCAGCCGGTCCAGATTCCCCACCCACGATAGCCCAAGCGATCCCTTCAAGATTGGCGTCGTCGATCGGCCCGATCAAGGGTTCGAAAGAGATGAACCTGATAGCCGCGGGGGTTTCTCGAAGATGCACTATGCGATCAACAACGTCGGGGCCTTCGACGCTGGTGCCGATCCAGACGTTAGGAAGCACCTTGAACTCGTTGCGTGATAGGACCTCGCACATGCGGTCTGGTCGCTTTGTCAAAAGTTGGTAGTCGTGCCGTGGCGTGGCCGCCATCACGCTCCAGACTTTTCGGATGAATTCGATCGGCACTTCGGCATGGAACAGGTCCGACATGGAGTTCACGAAAACTTTTCGCGGTTTACGCCACCGGTGAGGCACCGCGAGAGCAGTCTCGTCACATCGAACCGCTCCCGTCCATTTTGCCCGGCCGCCGGACTTGCGGGTGAGGCCGTGGTATTTTGGCACTCCCATTGCCTCCAATCGTGCGGCCATTCGCATGGCGTAGCAATTCGTGCAGCCAGACGATGCCAGGCTGCAGCCGGCGACGGGGTTCCACGTCGCATCGGTCCATTCGATTGGTGAGTTTTCGGCCATAATCAGTCCCCGCAATGGTCCCGCATATCTCCCTCCTACCTTGAATCATAGCGGGAGTTGGGGGGCAACGATTATGTCCGGTTTTTAGGCCACAACATACCGCGCGAAATGCACCGGACGGCTAGCCAGCGGTCTCCATCCGAAGATCGGTCCGAAACCCGCCGCTCTTGTCCAAGCGATGGGTTACCTCGGATACAAGCCACGTCGTACCATCGATCTCAGGCTTGAAGCCTGCAAACTCTGCCCGCGCCTCCGGGTAAGCATCAGGCCGGCCGAGCGCTAGAGTCACGTCGAACGTGGCCGGCGCGCGCTTGAGGCGAGCCGTTTCCGCCGCTGCCGCGCGTTTTGCCGACGCCTCGTCCGGATAGACCTTGCGCAGCTTCTTGGCGCCTTCCGCCTTCCCGATCGTCACCGGCTTGTGCTTCGATGCCTTCGTGTCTCGCCAGACGGCAGTCACACCTTCCTGTCCGTCGCGCTTCTGGCGCTGCCAGCTGTGTCGATCGCCGTCGCGCCGGCGGATGGTCAGCGTCGGAAGCGCCTGGCCGTTGCTGGTCTGCCCGGCTCCCTTGGGCGCGAAGATCAGGTGCTTGTCCTTGATGGTGGCGACGGCGTCGTTTTCCCGCCCTAGACGGCGCAGGAAGGCGATGTCGCTTTCCCGGCTCTGTGACACGGTGCTGAGCACGATCGACGCCAGCGCGGGCGCGATGCGCGCGATGAGCCCATTGCGCCCGGCTACGTCCTGCAGCACGGCGCCGAGGGTGGTGTTCTTCCAGCTATGCGCGAGGCGGTTGCGGATCTCGCTGGTGAAGTCGGCCGCGCGGGCACGGATGGTGATCTGGTCGGGAGGGCCGCTGTGGCTGACATCGTCCACCTTGAAGCTGCCCTTGTCGATCAGGCCCGGCGTTACGTCGCGGCCCTGCAGCCACCCCAGCTGCAGCCGCAGCGCCGCGCCTTCCGGCGGGATGGCCAGCATGCCGTCGTGATCGCTCAGCACGATGTCCAGCTGGTCGGCCTCGTCGCCGCGCTTCTCGGACAGCGTCAGCGACACAAGCCGGGGGCGGATGCGATCGGAGAGGTCCACACCATCCATCGTGACGCGCCAGTCGGGGATATTGTTGACCGCGTATGTCATGCGGCGCCAGGCGCGCTGGTGATGGCGGCGGGATCATCTACGCCGAGGAGGTCGATACCGAAGTCAATGCGGCGCGGAGTGCCGTCCGCCATGAGGTAGACCTGCCGTTCATCGATCGCGGTGATGACGAAGTTGCCGTAGACGCGGCCACTGCCGGTGACGAGCGGCCAGGCTTCGCCCTGATCGGCCATTGCCCGCAGATCTTCGAGCGACACGATGCCGTCCGACAGTTCGGTATAGACCGCGCCGGACAGGCTGACAGTCTCGTCGCCGGGACCGACGAACTGCGTGGCGTCGCGGGCGCCGATGCGCGGCGCGCGGGCGTGACGCCAGTCCATCTTATGTTGCAGTTCCTCGAACGGAAGCGTGCCGAGTTCGAACAGGAACATGCCAAGGGCCATCAGGTGCATAGGGATTGTCCTCAGTTGCCGTCGTCGCCGAAGCTGCGGCCTCGCCGCTCACGCTCGATCGCCTCGATCGCCTTGCGCACTTCCTCGGCAATGTCCTGCGCGCTGCTGCCGGCGCCGACGTTGATCTCGATGTGGTAGGAGTTGCCGCCTACCGAGCCTCCGGCCGGGCCGCCGGCGGCGGCGCCGTGCGCGGCGGCGGGGGCGGTGCCGGCCGCGACGATGGCGCCTGCGCCTGCGCCGACCGCCAACGCGCGCGTCATCTGCCCCGAAAGGTCCGTGATGCGCGAGAGCGGGCCGGAGGTGTTGGCGGCAAGGCCCTGATCGAGCCCGGCCATGACGAAGCCGCCGAGGCCGGCGAACACACGCGAGGGCGAGTGGATGCCCAGCTTCGACTTGAACCAGTTCGCGACCGAACTGGCAGCGCCGACGATCGTCGACTTGAGTGCGCCCAGCATGCCGACCACGCCGTTGATCAGCCCCTGTATGAGATTGCGACCGATCTCCATGAAGTTGAGACCGCGCAGGAACGCGAGCGCCGGCGCGAACGCCTGGACGAGTAGCCCGAGCGGGGTGAAATGCAGGAATGCCTGGATGATGAAGTCCAGGGCGCCGCAGAACATCGCCTTGATGCCCTCCCACAGATTGCCGAACCATGCCGTGATCGCGCCCCAGTTGGCATAGATCAGGTACGCGGCGGCGGCGACGGCGGCGATGGCCGCGACGATCAGCAGCAGGGGGCCGAGTGCGATGCCGAGCGGCGCGGCAGCGGCAGTGAGGGCGGCGAAGGCCAGCGTCATGCCGCCGAGCAGGATCAGCAGGCCGGCGCCGACGCCGAGAAAGATCATGATGCCCTTGGCGAGCGCGGGGTTCTCCTGCGCCCACCCGCGCATGGCGCTGGCGGCGGACTTCACGTAGCCGGCGACTTTGACGACGGTCGGCAGCAAGGCCTTGCCCATGGTGATGTTGAGGCCAGACAGGGCGTTGGTGGCAAGGCCGGTGGCGCCTTCGGTGGTGGCGATGCGGTTCAGAAACTCGCCATGCATCGAGCCGGCGGTTGCGCTGGCATCGCCCACCAGCGCCAGGCGCTGCTTGAGGCCGTCGAGGTTGGTCAGCATCGGGGCAATGGCGGCGACGCTTTCCGAGCCGAACAGCTGGGTCAGAAGCCCGGATTGCTTGTCGGCGTCCAGCTTGCCGATCCGCTCCATCACGTCGATGATCGCGCCCGACGCATCCTTCTGCATGCGCTTGCCCACATCGGTCGCTTCCAGCCCCAGCGCTGCGAAGGCCTGCTGCTGACCCTTGGTGGCGGCCTCGCCCTTGGTCAGCGCCAGCATCGTGTTCTTGATGCCGGTGGCGGCGACTTCGCTGGGGATGCCGATCGAATCGAGGGTGGAGCCCAGCGCCGCGATCTCGGGCGCCGCGAGGCCGGCGACTTTGCCCAGCGGGCCGATGCGGGTGATGATGTCGGTGACGTTGGCTGCCTTGCCGCCAAAGCGGTTGGTCAGCGCGTTGACGCCGTCCCCCAGCGCCCGCACGCCTTCCTGCGGCAGTTCGAAGGCCGTGCGCCACTTGGCCATCGTCTCGCCTGCGACGTCGGCCGTCATGTCGAAGGCCACGCCCATCTCGGCCGCGTCGTTCGTGAATGCGAGCAGCTGCTGGCGCTGATCGCGCATCGGCCTGCCGAACTTGTCCATGCCGACGCCGGCCGCGCCCGCTGCCGCCGCGATCGTCGCGATATTCTCGCTCATGTCGATGAAGTCGGTCGACAGCTGCTGGATCTGCGGCCGGGTCATGTTGGTGACCTTGGAAACGTCCGCCATGGCGCTTTCCAGCGTCATCGCCTGCTTCACGGCGCCGACGACGGGCGCAGCGGTGGCGGCGCCGGCGGCGATCATGCCCAGGCCCATGCCGGTGGCCTTGCCGCTCATGTCGTTGAGCTTGTCCGAATTGCGCTTGGCCTTGTTGACCCGCTCCAGCTGGGCAGTCTGCTGGCGCAGGGCGCGGTTCGCCTGATCGGTGCGCTCGGACAGGCGGTCTTCATGCCGGGCGAGATCGCCGACGTCGATGCCGGCGGCGGACAGGCGGGCCGACAGCTGCTGCAGTTCGGCGCCGCCGGCGTCGAGGCGGGCGGTAAGCGCAGCGGCCTGCCGTTCTGCCTGTTGGAATTCCTTCGACAGCTTCTTCGTCGGACTGTCAGTCGCGTCGATTTGCGCTCGCAGCTCCGCCATGCGCGCGGTCGTTTCCTGGAGCTTGCGGGTGTCGGCGCCGAAGGCCGATTCCTTGGCCTTGTAGCTGCCGACCTGCTTTTGCAGCTTATCGAGGTGCTGCAGTTCATCAGCGGTCTTCGCCAGATCCCGGCGGGCGGCGGACGACGCGCCGGTGATCGACTTGAGGGGCGCGGTAAGCTTGTCGAGCCCCTGAAGGATGACCTGAAGCCGAAGGTTCCTGTCCGCCATTACGTCTTTCCGGATTTAGCAGGTGGCTGCGACCGACGCGCGGCCTGCGCGCGCCAGGACATGAGTTCGGACAGATCCATTCCGTCCATGACGTCTGGTGACCAGTGGAAGACGATCGCCAGATCCGCCATCGCGTCGTCTACTGATCGAGGGCATCCATGCGCTGCGACTTCTGCAGCAAAAAACCCCCGATCTCCGCGCCGCAGGCGAGCAGGTCCGCCGGTTCCATGTTGGCGACTTCCGCCTCGGTGATAGTCGGCATGGAGATGCGAGGCAGGATCTTCGTCAGGGCATCGACCTTCAGCTGGCCGAGATCGACCAGCGAGAGGCCGCGCAGTTCGCCCGAGCGGGGCTTGCGCAGCTGCAGGGTGTCGATGGTCTGGGCGCCGCGCATGATTGGCGCATCGAGCATGACGGTGCGCAGGACGGGGCCGGTGCTGGCGGCGGCAAGGGCAATGGTGGAAGCGTCGGTCATGATGAACTCCGAGTGTCAGGAAAGGCGGCCCGGCGCGTGGCGGGGCCGAAAGATCAGAAGATGCCGAGAAGGCCGCGGCGCTCGGCCAGGCGGTCGATGCCGTCCACGAACTCGATCATGTTGAGCGGATCGATCTCGAGTTCGGTGCGGCCATTCCAGACGAGCTTGTAGTAGGCGACCGCCATGGTGACGTTGAACTCACTGGCCTCGCCGGTTTCCTGATCGCCCATCTCGATCTCCGAGAAGCGGCCACGCACGATGACCTCGACGTGATCGACGTCGGCGGTGTCGTCGGCCTGGTAGTTGCCGGCGAAGCGGATGTAGACGCCGTCCACCGTAGGCATGCCCCACTGGCGCAGGATCTGGCGCATCGGACCGCCGCAGGTGAACGACAGCTCCATCGCCTCCTGACCCATGTCCATTTGCACTTCGCCGCTCATGCCGGCGCCGCGATAGCCCTCCATCTTGCGGGTGAGCGTGGGCAGCGTGACAGTCTTGGCATCGCCTTGATAGGCGAGGCCTTCGTTGAACAGCATCTGGTCCTTGAGGG